CTGGGATAAAACTCGGTGGGACAAGTTAAGAAAGCTAGGCTGGATTGAAGTGTGGAGACACAGAAATAGAACAACGATTAAGTATTCTATATTTAAAACGTCGTTTAAATGTAGCCAATTAATAAGTAGAATATATAGAGTATTGTTAGGTGAAGAAGACCTACCAACGTCAGAACGAAGTGTATTCTACAATAATGAAACATATACTGACAAAGTCTTTAATAAGGCTATTGATGATATGATAAAAGATACAGATAGATAATGGGATTTAAACTAGGTAAAGGTAAAACGCCAATTGCTTTGCGAGGAGAAATAAGAACTAAAATGAGGTTCGGCAAAGAATCTGGAGATGCTGATGCATCTGTGCCTGGAACACCTGTTATTAGAAAAAGTCTAGACCCAGGTATTATGGGTGAGGCTAACATGGACGGATCAATATTCATAAGTGATCAATTAATTCCTGGTAGCTTCGAAGAAAGACAAGTAATAAATCATGAAATGCGTCATGCTACAGATATGAGGGTAGGTAAGCTATCCTACGCAGACGATCACATTATGTATAACGGTGATAGATTCGATAGAGAAACTATTAATGGTAGAGATATGATCAGAGTAGATGGCCAATGGAAAGAAGCTGGAGACACTGGCTTTCCATGGGAAGATGATGCTAACAACGGAGAAGAAACAGCAATATGATACAAAACGTATTAGGAGGATTATTTGGTAAAGTACTAGATAATGCAGAAGGAATTTTAGACAAGGTAATAACTACAGACAAAGAGCGTGACGAAGCTAAGTTGGCTATTAAATCTGTGATGTTAGAAGCAGAGCGCGAAGCTTTTGCAAAAGAAGTTGAAGATCGCAAGTCTGCGCGTGATATGTATAAAGACGATGCTATCATACAAAAAGTATTAGCAACGTTATTCACAGTAGCATATTTTGGTATTACATTTGTAATGTTTAATTACTTTGTAACTAAAAGCTTAGAGCTAGGTGAATTTGAAATAAGCTTTATATCAACAATATTTGGTGCTATGAGCGCTAAAGTAAATACAATAATAGACTTCTTCTTCGGTGGAAGTTCAAAGAAAAACGAACAAACAAACAAATAAAATTATGGGAATGAATTCAACAGCTACAGCTTATAACTTTGGCCAATTTGGTTCTACGTTTCTAAGCGGTGATGGAGCTATATTAGATCTATCTCAGACTGACGCTAAATATTACGTTTGCGCTATAACTATGGTAAGTGCAACTAAGTTTGGTGGTAGTGGACTAGGTATTTTAGATGCTGGTAAAGGTCTTGGTTTAAGTAACACGCATTTCGCGTCTAATGAGGACACTCAAACATTAGATACTGATTGGGGTGCTGACACAAATGCAGGTGACAATGATAGTGATCTTATAGTGTTAGATGGTAGTGGAACAGAGTTTCCTGCTGGTATGACTCTATACGGTATGTATGACTATGTAGAGTTACACGCTGGAGACGTTATATGCTACGTGGCGCCAAGACCAGATTATAGAACTAGAGCAGCTGCTATATAATGGCATTAGGTAACGCAAATACATCAGCTCAAGCTAGAGGTAAAAACAAACCTGTTATTGTCCAAAGGCGTAAAGAAGTTGTTTTAGGCAAGTCTCTTTACACTCTATCTATAGATACAACTTTAACGGCCAGCGGACTTAATGGTGCTTGCAAGCTTCCCAATAGCAACGCCAATACAGTCGTTTATCACGACGGCTCATCAGACAATAGATTTTCAATGGGAACTAAAATATATACAATACCAAGAGTTAATGATAGATTTACTCTTGCAGATGGTTTTTATCACTTTGACGACGCTGCAGGAAGCTTTGGTTACATTCAAATAACTAATATGGTAATTGTCGGCAGTGGTCGTTGCTAGTAAAAAAATATTAACTAATTAAATTAAATTAAATCATGGCAAAAAGAAAGACTCCTAAAGGAGACAAAATCGTTGACCTTAAACCTAAGGCAGACAAAATTACAGATGAACAACTTCAAAAAGTTCAAAGCATTGTAAATGCAATAAACAGAGCTCAGCTAGAGCTAGGTATGATAGAAACTAAAAAGCACTCTTTGCTTCATCAAGTAGCTAATATTCAGGATCAACTTACCGTAATGCAAACGGAGCTTGAAAAAGAATATGGCTCAGGAGATATAAACATCCAAGACGGAACTATAAATAGAAAAGAAAATGTCGAAGCTGATAAGAAAGATTAGTATCGGAAAAGACTATAAGAATGACGCTATGCACTACGCCGTAGGGCAAGAAGTGTATGGTGGTCATACTATATGCGATATTATAGAGGAAGAAGACAAGTTTTCAGTTTATATTAAAAAAGGCAAAGATGTTTTGCCTTGGAAAGACTTCAACAAGAATATGGCTGTTTCTGTAGAATACAACTTGCAATATTAATGAAGAGCGTTTACAACTTTGTTGTAACACCTGTTGGACAAAGATACAACAACACTAAAAAAGTAGGTGACTCTGAGTTAATAATAAACACTGAGGTGTTTAACCACCAACACGTAAATCGTATAGCTAAAGTTATATCTACGCCTACCGTAGGTGAAACTGATATAAAGCCTGGCGACGAAGTTATAGTGCACCACAATGTTTTTAGACGATGGCACGATGTAAAAGGTAGAGAAAGAAATAGTAAGGCTTACTTTAACGAAGACACATACTTAATATCTACAGATCAAATATTCTTATACAAAAACAAAGGCAATTGGCAAGCTCCAAAAGGTTATTGTTTTGTCAAACCTATCAAAGCTGTTAATCAATTTAACACTGAGTCAGAAAGACCTTTAGTAGGTATTGTTAAGTATTCCGACGGAACTGTAGACAAAGGCGACTTAATTGGCTTTAGGCCAAGTAGCGAATATGAGTTTGTTGTTGACGGCGAAAGGCTATATAGAGTATTATCTAATTTTATTACAATTAAATATGAATATCAAGGAGACGAAGAGGAGTATAATCCAAGCTGGACATAAAGCCGTTGAAGAACTTATCAAGGTTGCAAAAGAAGCTATTGTTGATAGTGGCGATGACATTACTGCCGATAGACTTAAGAACGCTGCTGCTACAAAAAAGCTCGCTATCTTCGATGCCTTTGAGATACTTAATCGTATACAAGAAGAAGAAGCTATACTCGAGGGTAAGACTTCTAAAGAGAAGAAAGAGAAAGTTTTTAAGGGCTTTGCCGAAGGTAGATCTAAGTAATGTACGAGCAAACTTTATACAAAATAGTAGAGCCAATAAAAAAGACTACAATAAGTAGACTCAACAAAGGCAAGAAGTGGAAGTACGGCTACAACAAAGAGCACGATGTTGTAATACTTTCTAACAACGGTCAGATCGGCGAAATATACGAAATACAAAATCTACGCATAGCATTACCTAAGCCGCCTAAAGATGTCTATAGCAACAAGGATAAAAAGTGGGCGCAACTTGAAAAGCCTGAAGTGCTTAAAAAAATTAAAACAATCTTTGACTGGAAAGCGTATCCAGAGGATCAAAAAGAACAGTGGCACGATTATATAGACGATGAGTTTGATAAGCGTAGCGGTGGTTTTTGGTTTAACAACAACGGAACACCTACATACATAACCGGCACGCATTATATGTATCTACAGTGGAGTAAGATTGACGTTGGAGCTCCAGACTTTCGTGAAGCAAATAGATTGTTCTTTATATTTTGGGAAGCCTGCAAAGCTGATAAACGCTGCTATGGTATGTGTTATCTTAAAAATAGACGTTCTGGTTTTTCTTTTATGAGCTCAGCTGAGGCGGTTAACTTAGCTACAATATCAAGTGATAGTAGATATGGAATACTATCGAAAAGTGGTGCTGATGCTAAAAAGATGTTTACCGATAAAGTTGTACCTATATCAATAAACTATCCTTTCTTTTTCAAACCAATACAAGATGGTATGGACAGACCAAAGTCTGAGCTAGCGTATCGTGTACCCGCGAGTAAGTTTACTCGTAAGAAAATAGAGGTTAACGAAAAACTAGAAGAGATAAAAGGTCTTGACACTACAATTGACTGGAAGAACACGGGTGACAACAGTTATGATGGTGAAAAGCTAGCGCTACTAGTACACGATGAGAGTGGTAAATGGGAACGACCAGATAACATACTCAATAACTGGCGGGTTACAAAAACCTGTCTTAGGCTAGGTAGTAGAATTATAGGTAAATGCATGATGGGTTCGACATCTAACTCCTTAGACAAGGGTGGCGAAAACTTTAAAAAGCTTTACAATGATTCAGATGTTACTAGCAGAAATAAAAACGGACAAACAAAGTCTGGCTTATATTCTCTATTCATACCAATGGAGTGGAATTATGAGGGGTTTATTGATCAGTACGGCCAACCAGTATTTAAAAGTCCAGATGATGAAGTGCTTGGACCAGACGGTGAGGTAATTGATATTGGCATAGTAGAACACTGGGAAAACGAAGCTGAAGGATTAAAAGGAGATCAAGATGGTTTAAATGAATTTTACCGTCAGTTTCCTAGAACAACAGAGCACGCTTTTAGAGACGAAGCAAAAAACAGTATATTTAACTTAGTTAAGATATACGAACAAATAGATTATAATGAAGGAATAAGAAATAGCTCTGTAGTTAATACGGGTAATTTTCAATGGGAGCATGGCATTAAGGATTCTAAGGTAGTTTTCTATCCTGATCCAAAAGGAAGGTTCAATATAAGTTGGACGCCACCTCACCACCTTCAGAATAAAACAATAACAAAGAACGGGGTTAAATATCCAGGTAACGAGCACATGGGTGCTTTTGGGTGTGATAGCTACGATATTAGTGGAACAGTTGACGGAAGAGGATCTAAAGGTGCTTTACACGGATTAACTAAGTTCAGCATGGAAGATGCGCCACCTAATCACATGTTCTTAGAATATATTGCAAGACCACAAACCGCTGAAATATTTTTTGAAGACGTACTAATGGCATTAGTTTTTTATGGTATGCCAATACTAGCAGAGAATAACAAGCCTAGATTACTTTACTACTTAAAGCGTAGAGGTTACAGAGGTTTCAGCATGAATAGACCTGACAAGGTTTGGAATAAATTATCTGTTGCGGAAAAAGAAGTTGGTGGTATACCAAACTCTAGTGAAGATATAAAGCAAGCTCACGCTGCCGCTATAGAAATGTACGTGCAAAACCATGTTGGCCATCTAGGTGATGGTAGCTATGGTAATGTTTATTTCAACCAAACGCTAAACGAGTGGAGTAAGTTTGATATTAATAAGCGTACGAAGTTTGATGCTGCTATAAGCTCAGGGCTAGCTATAATGGCTTGCAATAGACATTTGTATAGACCACACGCAGAAGTGAAAAAACCAAAATTAAACATAAACATATCACGGTACACAAACACTGGTGGTACATCTAAAATAATAAAATAAAAATATGGCAGAGACTGTTATAAAAAGTTATTTTCCAAGTCAAACTGTAAGCGATGCTGAAAAGCTTAGCTACGACTATGGTTTAAAGGTTGGTAAAGCTATAGAGCAAGAGTGGTTTTACAGCGATAGAATGTCTAACAAATATAGAAACAACTCTAACGACTTTCACAGGCTTAGACTGTATGCTAGAGGTGAGCAGTCTATTCAAAAATACAAAGATGAACTATCTATTAACGGAGATTTATCTTACCTAAACTTAGACTGGAGCCCAGTACCTATTATACCAAAATTTGTAGATATAGTAGTTAATGGTATAGCTGAAAGAACATACGATATAAAAGCTTATTCTCAATCTCAAAACGGAGTTGACAAAAGAACAAAGTACATGGAAAATATTATGTCTGACATGGACTTTAAAGACTTTAACGATACTATAGCTCAAGACTTTGGTATTGATTTAAGAGAAAGTGGCGAAGATATACTTCCTCAAACTATGGAAGAGCTACAACTTCACATGCAGATAAACTACAAGCAAGCTGTAGAGCTAGCCGAAGAGCAAGCTTTAAACGTTTTGATGGATGGAAACAGGTATGAACTTATTAAGAAGAGATTTTATTACGACTTAACAGTGCTTGGCATTGGAGCTATAAAAAATTCATTTACAACCTCAGAAGGAATAACAATAGACTACGTTGATCCTGCTAACTTAGTTTACTCGTACACAGACTCTCCTTATTTTGAAGATTGTTATTACGTGGGTGAAGTTAAGTCAATACCTATAAACGAGCTAGCAAAACAGTTTCCTCACTTAAGCCAAGAAGACTTAGAAGAAATAAGATCTAGCTCTTCTTACAACAAGAACAACAACAATAGTAGATATTCTACAGATAAAGAAGATCAAAACAAAGTTCAGGTTTTATATTTTAATTATAAAACTTATATGAACGAAGTTTACAAAGTTAAAGAAACAGGTAGTGGCGCAGACAAGCTTATAGAAAAAGACGATACATTTAATCCTCCAACTAATGTTATGGATTATTCTAAGCTACAAAGATCTATAGAGTGCTTGTATGAAGGAGCTATGATACTAGGCACAAACAAGCTTATAAAGTGGCAAATGGCTAAAAACATGATGAGGCCAAAAAGTGACTTCACTAAGGTTAAGATGCCTTATTCTATTGTTGCTCCTAGAATGTATAACGGTAAAATTGAGTCGCTTGTTAAACGTGTAACAGGTTTTGCTGATATGATTCAGCTTACGCATTTAAAGCTACAGCAAGTAATGTCTAGATTAGTTCCAGATGGAGTTTACCTCGACGCTGATGGCCTAGCTGAAATAGACTTAGGTAACGGAACAAACTATAATCCTCAAGAAGCATTAAATATGTTCTTCCAAACAGGTTCTGTTATTGGTAGATCATTTACTGCTGATGGTGATATGAATCCTGGTAAAGTACCTATTCAAGAAATATCAAGTGGATCTGGCGGAGCTAAGATGCAAAGCTTGATTGGAACTTACAATTACTACATGCAAATGATTCGAGATACTACTGGGCTTAATGAAGCTAGAGATGGTAGTACTCCTGACAAAAACGCTTTGGTAGGTATTCAGAAACTAGCAGCCGCTAACAGTAATACAGCTACAAGACATATATTGCAAGCTGGTTTGTTTTTAACGGCTGACTTAGCAGAGTGTTTATCACTAAGAATATCTGATGTACTAGAGTATTCTCCTACTAAAGACGCGTTTATTCAAGCTATAGGCGCTCACAATGTAGCTACACTAGAAGAAATGTCAGAGTTGTACTTGTATGACTTTGGTATATTTATTGAGCTTGCTCCAGACGAAGAGCAAAAACAAATACTAGAAAACAATATACAAATGGCTCTTCAACAAAAAAGTATAGACCTAGAAGATGCTATAGATCTTAGAGAAATAAGAAACTTAAAAATGGCTAATCAGCTGTTAAAAATAAGAAGAAAGAAAAAAGAGCAAAGAGACAGAGCTACGCAGCTAGAAAATATTCAGGCTCAAACGCAGTCTAACACTCAAGCCGCTCAAGCAGCTGCTCAACTTGAAGTTCAGAAAGATCAGTCTTTGAATCAAAGTAAGATGCAGTTAGAGCAAATGAAAAATCAGCTAGAAATGCAGAAGATGCAACAAGAGCTTGCTGCAAAGAAAGAGTTGATGGAAATAGAGTTTCAGTATAACATGCAGTTAAGATCTGCTGATACGGAAAACGCAAAGTCAAAAGAAAAAGAAAAAGAAGATCGCAAGGACGAAAGAACTAAAATACAAGCAACACAACAATCAGAGCTTATAGACCAAAGAAAGAGTGGAAAAGCACCTAAAAACTTTGAGTCGGCAGGTAATGATACTATGAGTGGAGGTTTTGATTTAGGTGGTTTTGATCCTAGATAAAATTTATTAACTATTATTATATTATATTATGCAAGAAGAATTAGAAAAAAACGAGGAGACTCAACAAGTTGAAGAGACGCCACAAGCGGAAGAAACAGTAAGTACTGTTGATGAAAGTAAATTTGAAAGTGCTGGAGATGATTCGGTAATTAAAGTAGACTTAAGTAAACCAGTTGAAGAAACTGTAGAAGAAGAAGTGGTTGAGCCAGTAGCTCAAGAAGCTACAGAAGAAGTTACAGAGGAGGTAGAAGCACCAGTTCTTGAAGAAATAACTGAAGAAGAAGTAGAAGATGTTGTAGAACAGGTTGAAGAAGCTGTTGCTGAAGCTGAAGCTACTGGTAAGCCTTTACCTGAAAATATTCAGAAGTTAGTTGATTTCATGGAAGAAACTGGCGGCGACATCAATGACTATGCTAGGTTGAACCAAGATTATAGTCAGATGGATAACACTCAGGCTCTAGAAGAATACTACAGGTTAACTAAGCCTCATTTAGACGCGGAAGAGAGATCATTTTTAATGGATGAAAACTTTCCTTTTGACGAGGATATAGATGACGAAAGAGATATTAGAAAAAAGAAAATCGCTTTAAAAGAGCAAGTTGCTGAAGCGAAAGCCTACTTAGACGGGCAAAAGTCTAAATATTACGAAGAAATCAAGGCTGGATCGAAGCTTACAAGTGAGCAACAAAAAGCTGTAGATTTTTTCAACCGATACAACAAGGAATCGGAAGCGAATGAAAGCAGAATTAAAAACGAACAATCTACTTTCTTAAAAAAGACTGAATCAGTTTTTAACGACAAGTTCAAAGGTTTTGAATACAACGTCGGAGAGAAAAAGTATAGAGTGAACGTTAAAGAAGCTGGAAAAGTAAAAGATACTCAAAGCGACATCAACAACTTTGTCAAGAAGTTTTTGAACGAAGATGGAACGATGTCAGATGCTAAAGGTTATCACAAAGCTTTATACTCAGCTATGAATTCTGATGCTATTGCTAATCACTTTTACGAACAAGGCAAAGCTGACGCGTTGAAAAACAGTGTTGCTAAAGCTAAGAACGTAGATATGTCACCAAGACAATCTCACAAAGAGTTTGAAGCTGGTGGTATGAAATTTAAAGTGCTAGGCGATAATTCTTCTGATTTTAAGTTTAAAATTAATAAAGGAGGAAAATAGTTTTCCTTCACAACTTTAAAACATATTTATTATGGCAATTACTAATGGAGCGTTGCTAAACAAAGTGCCTTCAGCACAGCAGCAAACGCTATCTTCTAACTACATTGACTTCGCAGGAGGTTCAACTGGTTGGGAACAACAATATTTACCAGATCTTATGGAGTCTGAGGCTGAGGTTTTTGGAAACAGAACTATCTCAGGATTTCTTTCTCAAGTAGGAGCTGAAGAGGCAATGACAGCTGATCAAGTTGTATGGTCTGAACAATCAAGATTACACTTATCTTACGTAGGTACAGTAGCTACTACTGGTGATACTAACGGAACATTTGAAGTTATAACTGACATCGACGGTTCTGGTGACGGTGAAAACGGATTTGCTGTAGCTAATCACGGTATACGTGTTAACGACGTTGTGCTTATCGCTACTGCTGGTATCGTTACTAAATGTTTAGTAGTAGAAACTCCAGCTACGGCTGTTGTTACAGTTGAGCCTTATGACAAAGCTGATTTAACTGGTCACGCTACAACTGGTAGTGGATCTGTATTATTAGTTGTAGGTTCTGAGTACGGTAAAGGTGCTGCTTATGCTTCTATTACTGGTGCTGCTGAAGCTGAGAAAAGAACTGCTTTAACACCAACGTTCAAGTCTTACAGCAACAAACCAATTATCATGAAAGACTACTATGAGATCTCTGGATCTGATGCGTCTCAAATTGGTTGGGTTGAAGTTTCTGGTGAAGAAGGTCAGTCAGGTTACTTATGGTACCTAAAAGCTGAAGGTGATACTAGAGCTCGTTTTACTGACTACTTAGAAATGCAAATGCTAGAAGCTGAAAAAACAGTTGCTGCATCAATCATTGGTTTCAACGGAAGTATTGTTCGCGATGGTACTGATACTGGCGCTGGTGGTTCTGGTACTGAAGGTTTATTCGCTGCTATTGAGTCTAGAGGTAATGTTACTTCTGGTGTTACTGGTGTTAACGCTGCTACTGATTTAGCTGAGTTTGACGCTATCTTAGCAGAGTTTGATAAGCAAGGTGCTATTGAAGAAAACATGATGTTTGTAAATAGAGCTACGTCTCTAGCTATCGATGACATGTTAGCTTCTATGAATTCTTACGGTGCTGGCGGTACTTCTTACGGAGTATTTGACAACAACGAAGATATGGCGTTAAACTTAGGTTTCTCTGGATTCCGTAGAGGATCTTACGACTTCTATAAGTCTGACATGAGATACTTAAACGACAAGGCTACAAGAGGTGAAATTAACCGTATCGCTGGATCTGCTGCTATCCGTGGAGTTATTATACCAGCTGGTGTATCTTCGGTTTACGATCAAGCTTTAGGAAAGAACATGAAACGTCCTTTCTTACACGTTCGTTACCGTGCTTCGCAGACTGACAACAGAAAGATGAAGACTTGGACTACTGGTTCAGTTGGAGCTACAACTTCTGCTTTAGATGCAATGCAAATTCACTACTTATCAGAAAGATGTTTAGTTACTCAAGGTGCTAACAACTTTATGTTAATGAAGTAAGCAATATTATTAGGTCGAGGGCTTCGGTCCTCGATCTTTTTTTTTATTAATTTTTATTATATTATATTATGGCTAAAAAGCAAACCGCGGCAAAAGCTGCACCAGTACAAGAGGTAGAGCCTCAAGTACAAGCAACTAATGAAAATACAGAAGTTGTTATTGAAAAACCAAAAAGAAAAGAAAAAGAGTATAAAACTCTAGAAGACGGTTGGGAGATAAAAGATAGAATCTATAAGTTAAAAGGTAATAAGAAACCTTTATCAAGATCTATCAGATCTGCAAATATTCATTGGTTTGACGAAAACGCAGGGTATGAAAGAGAACTTAAGTATTGTTCAAATCAAAGAACTGTGATTGTAGACGAAATGAAAGGAGATCAAAGACTAGAACATATTGTGTTTAGAAACGGTATGATTATTATACCTAAAGAAAAAACTGTTTTACAAAAGCTACTTTCTTTATATCATCCAGATAAAGACGTGATGTTTTACGAAGAAAAGCCAGTTGCTAAAGCAATGGGCGAGATTGCTTGGTTAGAGATGGAAATAGAAGCTTTAAATGCAGCGCAATCTATTGACATTGATATGGCTGAAGCTATCATGAGAGTAGAAGTCGGGTCTAAAGTATCAGACATGAGTTCTAAGGAACTTAGAAGAGATTTACTATTATACGCTAAAAGAAATCCAGAGTTGTTCTTAGAGTTAGTAAATGACGAAAACGTAGTTCTTAGAAACTTTGGTATTAGAGCTACTGAAATGGGAATTATAAAGCTATCTTCAGATCAAAGAACTTTTAATTGGGGTTCTAATGATAGAAAACTATGTACAGTACCATTCGACGAACACCCTTATTCAGCGTTAGCCGCTTGGTTTAAAACTGACGAAGGTATGGAAATTTACTCCAACATTGAAAAGCGTTTTAACGCGTAACTATCCTATGGTAGAGCAGCCACTCTTCGGGGTGGTTGCTTAACTATAAAAAAACATACAATGGCAATAAGTGTAGACACAGTATATCAAACAGTATTAGCGCTAGCTAATAAAGAACAAAGAGGTTATATTACTCCACAGGAGTTTAACTTATTCGCCAACCAAGCTCAGATGGAAATATTTGAGCAATACTTCTACGATCTAGGTCAATTTAAAAGGGTTCTAAGTAATGATGATGCAATATCAGACGTAGAATCAATTTTACAAGAAAAAATAGATTTATTTGAAGCTAGTCAAACGCTAGACGATCAAAATCCTCAACAGCCAGATACGCATGACTCTCTATATCCTGCAGATCACTACAGAACCATAGCTATGTTTGCTAGAACAGACGCCGGCGGTAATGCTGGAATACAAAAGCTTACTAGAAAAGAATACCAACTAGCCGCTAATTCTCCGCTTCTTAAGCCTACAGTAGACAGACCTGTATACATGAACGACTGGCAGAACAATAGATTTATAGTAGTTCCAAATTTAATAACTAACAGTAACTTTGTATCTAAAGTTGAACTTTACTATATAAGAAAGCCAAAAAATCCAAAGTGGAGTTACGTAATAATAAACGAAAAAGCCCTATGGAATCCTGACGCTGCTGACAAACAAGACTTTGAATTACACGAGTCAGAGCATTCAAACTTAGTTATTAGAATACTGAAGCTAGCAGGCGTGTCAATAAAAGACTATAACTTAGCTCAAGCCGCTAATCAAGAAGAAGTAAAAACTATTCAACAACAAAAATCATAGCTAAATGGGATTATTAGATAACGCTACACAAAAAGATTACTACGAAGGAAATAATTATGGCTCTTATCAATTTGTATCTCTTCAAGATATAATAACTCAATTTATGGCGGTTTATGTTGGTGAAGATAAAGTTATAAATAAAATAAGCAGAAATGATGTAGCTTTTTGGGCGCAAAGAGGTTTAGCAGAGTTATCTTTTGATACGTTTAAATCTATAAAAGCTCAACAAATTGATGTTCCACCTAGCTTAACTATGAGGCTGCCTCATGACTATGTTAATTATACTCAGGTAAGCTGGGTAGATTCGTCTGGAATAAAACATCCTATATACCCAACAAGCGACAGCTCTAATCCTTTTCAAGTAGAGCAAGAGGCTGATGGGTCTTACATTTTTAATGTTTCGCTTTCAGATTCATTTAAGCTAAACAAAGATAATGGTTGGATAGTAAATGACCCTAAAATGCTAGGTCAAGTAGTAGGTTTAAATGACTTTACTGAAGCCTCAGCCAATGATAATGACAAGTTAGTTATTGAGCAGCATTCTACAGATAGACACGCATTTGGATCTATCGTTACTTATTGTTATCAAAAAATAGATGTTACAGAGTATACTCTTGCTTCACTAGAGGCTACGGCTGTTACAGTTGCCGCTTCTACACAGGTAATTACTAGCAATGACACTGAGCCTTATCCTGCCGGAGCTACAACAGGAACTTTTAATACTCCATCAACAACAGTTAGAGTTGGTTTAAGTACAAGCCCACCATCAAAACTTCTAGGGCATGATTCATCTTCCGCGGGTGGCGAAACCACAAATAAAAGTGTCGACTACTATGACATAGCATACCTTGAGTGGACGGCTGGTGAAACAGGTGAAAAAATAATAAATGAAGATTTAGATTTTACAAACATACAAGGAGACGTATACTTAACTATAATATCTATTGCTCCTTGGGTTGACAATAATACTAATGTAATGAGTACTCAGCTTAAAGTTCTTTCAGAAGTTTCTGGAGTAAGGCTAGAATCTCTTTTGCCTACCGGTAAATTAACCTCAACAAACAGCAAAGAATCTTCTACTTTCACTAATTTTAAGTCTAAAACTCCAGCTGAAAACTCAAGCAACGATGACTATGAAGACGATGTATACTGGCCAAACGAAGGTGAAAGATATGGTCTTGATCCACAGAGAGCGCAAGTTAACGGATCTTTTTACGTAGACAATAGACTAGGTAAAATTAACTTCAGCTCTAATATCTCTGGAAAAACTGTAATATTAGACTACATAAGCGATAGCCTTGGAACTGATGGTGAAATGCAAGTACATAAGTTTGCAGAAGAAGCTATGTATAAATGGATTACATACGGAGTGTTATCTACTAAATCTAACGTTCCTGAAATTATCGTTAGGAGAGCTAAGAAAGAAAGATTTGCATCTACTAGACAGGCTAAACTAAGATTATCAAATATTAAACTAAAAGAAATAACTCAGGTATTAAGAGGTAAGTCGAAACAAATAAAACACTAGTATATGCCAGAAATTAAAAACACTTTCACTCAAGGTAAAATGAACAAAGACCTTGACGAAAGATTGATTCCTAATGGACAGTACAGAGATGCGTTGAATATAGAAATTTCAACTTCAGAGGATTCTGACGCTGGTACAGTGCAGAATATACTAGGTAATGATACAGCTGGAACAATACCTTTGGGCCAAGGATATAAGTGTGTTGGTAGTATTGCTGATGAAAAAAATAATAAGCTCTACTGGTTTGCTCACGGTATAAATAGAGATTTAATACTAGAGTACGACCACGAGACTAAGACGTCTAAGTCTATACTTTGTGATCTTTATGGTTTTGATGTAGAGCCGTTTTTAAAATTTACAGGTAAAAAGATAACAGGTATAAATATCATTGATGATTTTTTATATTGGACAGATGGAGACAACGAGCCCAAGAAGGTAAACATTAAAACAGCTCCACATCAGTTTCACCCTGTAGATTCTTTTAGCCATCAGTCAAATCTATTTGTAAACAACGTTAATTTAGGTCATTTAAAAGAAGAGCACATTACTGTTATTAAAAGAGCTCCGCTTTACGCTCCTTTAATTAAAGTAAATAAAACTCAAGGAGATGAAAAATCAATATTTGAAAAAACTTTTCCTAGATTTTGTCTTAGATACAAGTACAGAGACGGAGAATACTCTCCGTTTGGACCTTTTACTGATATTGTTTTTTCTCCAAATTTAAAAAACTACAACGTTAACGCGGCTTACAATACAGAAGAATTATACAACACAGCTATGTCTAACAATATTGGTAGCATAGATGTAGTTGGTTTTGTTAGAGATGATATACCTAAAGACGTAATTGAAATAGATATATTATACAAACAAGAAGATTCTAATGTTATATATTCTGTAGCTAGCATAAGTAAAGCTGATAGTGCTTGGAACACTATAGTAAACAGCAATGTTGTTGACCAAGGAATTGCGCCAGCTGACACAAATACAATAGATGTTAGAGGTAGCTACACGATAGCTACAGAAAATATATATACAGCTCTACCAGAAAATCAATTTTTAAGACCTTGGGATAACGTGCCAAGAAACGCCTTGTCTCAAGAGATAATTGGAAATAGACTTGTATATGGTAATTACACCCAAGGTTATAATATTTCAAACAAACCAAGTTTAACAGGAAATTTAGAAAAAAGAAAATATCTTAGTCCTAATACAAATAAACCTAGTAATATAATTCCATCTTTAAAGTCTCAAAGAGATTATCAGATAGGAATAGTGTACGGAGATAAATACGGAAGAGAAACACCTGTTTTTACTTCTGAAAACGCAAGTGTTAAAGCCGGGCATTTTAAAACCGCCGTAGGACTTCTTGCTAGTAATGCAACTTGCTTAAACGTTAGCTTATCTAATTTTATTGGTTTTCCTGACTGGGTGGATTACTACAAGTTTTACGTAAAACAAACCTCTGGAGAATACTATAACTTTATAATGGACAGGGCTTATACGCCGGCTAAAACAACTGAGTTTGCAAACGAAGAAAACCATATTTGGATTTCTATACCATCTTCAGATAGGAACAAAGTGGAAGAGCAAGACTACATTATTATGAAAAGAGCTGTCGTTGGAGATAACTCAGATCAAATACAAAGTGAAAATAGATATAAAGTACTAGGAGTTTCCAACGAAGCTCCAGAATCTATATCTTACGCTTTTCACAGTTTAGGTAGTATAGAAAACAGTGCGGACGCTCTTACAGCGGCAGATTCTGGTGTGTTTGACGATTCTGACACTAGAATAGATAACGAAAACCAGCAAATAATAAGTATAAGTAAAGCTGCTTGGACAGATCCATCTAACAAAGGCTCTCACTTACTCCCACAAGGTGGAGAAAGTTTCAATATAGACAAAAGAAATTTACACATGTCTTGGAAGATAGCTGGAGGAACTAGCTCTTTAAGATACTCAATAACAAACGTCGAGCTAAAAGACAATGGTACTTACATGCTGACTTTAGCAAAGCCGATTACCTTAGAAGACGCTACCTTGGCTAGCGGAACAACAGATGCAACGCTTAAAGATGGTTTAATATTTACTATTGAAAGAAAAGATAAAGTAGACGGAGAAAATTTTTCTGGCAAGTTTTTTGTTAAACTATTGCAAAACGAATTGTTAAGCGAGCAAATTCTTTCAGATACTTTAGATGTAGATTTTGGAGACTTTGTAATAGCATCTGCTCCTACTTATTATATGGCAGATGGCACCAGCCAACATTCATTGCAGGGAGTGACAGGATCTACTTCTACAACTTTCATAAATGCCTACGTAGATACTGACAATGACAACATCACGCCTTCAGAAATTCACCAAGGTGGGTCTTTAACCAACACTTACGACGAGTGGGAGGCTTTAACATATCAAAGCCAAGGTAATACTAGAGGATTTTTTATTGATGCAATGCACATGGCGGCTAGTAACCCTAGCTCAACTAACTACGCTAAGTACGCTGGTCAAGGTTGGATAGGTGGTACAGAAAACGTGGTATATCCAGAAGTAGTATGGTCAGCAAGCTTGCTAGGTAACTATTGGGGTTGGAGAAGATTGGATACAGAGCTAACTACTTTCGACGCTGGAATGAATTTGATAGTCAGCTACTACAATAATTCAAACTCGTCCGTACATCCTACTATTGACGGTGGTGGTGAAGTTGGTAGCGCTTTAAGTGGATTAGAAGGTATAATATCTGCTCAAGAAATACATAGCGTAGGCGTTAGAAGGTGGGCGCAAGACACTATATACGGAGCTAGACAGGCAGACGGAACTTACGAATATGGGGGAAACTATATACACTTATCTTACTTAGCGCCAGGAGCTCCGCTGTTACACGATGGAAATATACCTACAGATGTAACAATAAACGGGGAAAATGGAATAGCTAAATATCTACAAGGCATCTGGGGTGGCGGTATATTTTCTAACTCAAATGGATCAACATTAGGTGATAGTAACCTTCAGTTTGTAGAAATGGAGTCTAATCCTAACTCAGAAAGTGGTGATGATGAAGATGATAATCCAGGAACTCCTGGACCAAGCAACGGCTTTGGTTATGACAATAACTACTATAGCCAGCACAATGGCCAGTGGAATCCGACTTGGAATAACGGTAGCAGCTCTATAGATAATTTTGTAGAAAATTTATCTGAAGGCAAAACTTTTAGATTTGTAGGAGACTCTGACGCAACCGAATATACAATAATATCGCAAGTAAAAGAAAAACACATATACAACCACACTTCTTGGAGAAGTATGTACTATTACGATGATGACGACATATTACTAAAAGGAAACAATCCAGACGGTGCAAGCCATAGTGTAGAGCGCGCTGTACTAGCTTGGGCTAACACTGCTGACGCAAGCGGAAATCCTGACAACACCGGATCTGAGTTTGCTGCAATGAAAACTGCGTTAAAAAACTTTGGCGATAAAAATAATAGAAGAACGTGTTATATAATACACGTAGACAACAATCCTTTGTTGCAATCTTATAATCCTATAGAAGGTGGCACTACTAGCACGTCGGGAGTAGGAGCTTTGCCAGACGCTGCACAATCAGTAAACATTGAGTTTGTAACCGCTAATAACCAAGTTAATACTGGTGAAATAACTAAGTCTCCAATAATATGGGAAGTAGAACCAAAAGACAAAACAGAGTTAGATATTTATTACGAAGCTGGAGACGCTATACCTGTTAGATTAACAGAAAAAAACAGAAACGTATTTGCGCCTGAAGGCTGTAGAGTTGAAGTTCCATTTGTTGCGGGTGGACAAGGTGTGTTTAGATACTTAAGAAGATGGAATAACAATTATCGATTTGAGATAAGAGATATTGGTGGAGGAGATACAGGATTTCCTGCAAATATAAATTATATTGGTCAACCTATTAGATTTTATAGAAAAAACGGAGGATACACTACCGGTGTTATAACTGGAGCAATAACTTACACGGCAGACGACACTGTTGTAGGTGCTTTTGAAATAAACACAGAGATAGATCCAGCTAGACAAATGGGCTTAAGTTGGTTCAACTGTTTTAATTTTGGAAACGGTATAGAGTCAAATAGAATTAGAGACGACTTTAACGCTATGCAAATTACTAATGGCGCTAAAGCTTCAGCTACATTAGAAGAGCCTTATCAAGAAGAACAAAGAAAAAATGGATTAATATATTCTGGTATATACAACTCTAACTCTGCTACAAATAATCTTAATCAGTTTATTATGGCTGAAAAGATTACAAAAGACTTAAATCCTACTTATGGTAGTATTCAAAAGTTGTTTTCAAGAAGTACAGACTTAGTTGCTTTTTGTGAAGACAAAACTATAAAAATAGTAGCTAATAAAGACGCTCTGTTTAATGCAGATGGAAATCCTCAACTAATATCATCTTCAAATGTTCTTGGTCAGGCTGTTCCGTTTTCAGGAGATTACGGTATATCTAAAAATCCAGAGTCTTTTGCTTCTGAATCATACAGAGCTTATTTTACAGATAAACAAAGAGGTGCGGTGCTAAGATTGTCTATGGACGGATTAACTCCTATATCAGACGCTGGAATGCACGATTACTTTAGAGATGCTTTACAAGATTTCGACATAGAGTGCATAGGTACTTATGACGCGTACAAAAAACAGTACAACTTAACTATTGCTGAAACTTACAAGTCAAACTTAATTAAAAACTCTTTTGTAAGCAGTGGTGACGAGTCGATAGCTATTAGCGAAGGTCCAGAGTTAGCTTTAAATACAGGTTTAAGTGGAGGCGTAAACTATTCAATCAACGAACACCCTCCATTTGGCGCTTACGGATCTAATGATTACGGTGGAGATGCTGCTATGCCTATATCAAACAGAAGTCTTGGTCATAAAGTAAAATTAAAACACCATCCAGCTATTAGTGCTTATTACACCGGAGGAGATCTTCAGCCTGCTTGGGTTGAAGTAGAATACTATTATGACAACGGGTTAGAGTGGACGACTAATACACCTAATGATACAAATTTATTTTGGGAAGCTGAACAGCAATATGGTCCTCAAAATCCAGGTGTAGTTGGTGGACAACTAAACAACACTGGTCAAAATTGGTATATAAATCCAGGAACAAACAACAGCAATACATACGACTCTGCTATAGGTGCTAATACAATTGCAGGCGAGTATTACGGTGAAGAAGAAATAAGCTTTAACGGTAAAATTAAACTAGAAAAAATAGGTGCTAACAGTGCGTATCTTATGCACACTCTAGACGGTGGAGTTAACTTCATAACTGGCGAGTGGTATATGGTAGATATAATTTACGATCAAGCAGATCAAGATCAAAACCTAATAGCTCCTATAATTCAGTACGTGTTAGGATCTAGCGACGCTATAGATCAAGCTAGGCTAAACAACAGCGATCATACTTCAGGTGATGACAATTACCCAGAGTTTTCTTTCGGTAGAGTATCTGGACCTAGCGCTGCAAACAGTAACAAAAGCATGCAAACTTTTCCTGTAGGCAACAATACGTATAGAGCTATATTTCAATATGATTCTAACGATAGTAGTGATGATTTGTTTAAGCTACAGGTATATAACGGATCTTTAGTTGTAGATACAATTATGTTATGGAAAATTAGTCCAGGTAGCAGTATGACTTCTCCGTCGGGTTGGACTACTAATAACTACAATTGGCAGTCGCCTCACTACATGGTAGACTTCATAACTGAAAACACGCCTTTTAATGCTAATCCAGACGTTTACTACTTCGATAATTTACTTTGTTTTGACACACCATCAGGCGTAGGAGGAACTTACTGGAACCAAGGTGGTGGTAATGCGCTGTGGATTCCCAGCACTAGCAATAGCGACATCACACACACTTTAAGGTTTAAAGTTCAAGAGCTGCCAGCGGGCACGCCGTATAGTCCGTCGCCACTAGCTGGAGTTGCTAGAGCAATATTCGCAAATGCAGATGGCCAAGGAGTAAATATTGAAAATATACAAATAGCAGGAGATTACGAGATAGATCTATACTTTAATAGCACTAGTCCAATAATTAAAGCCCAGCCTAATGGCTCAAACATCTTGGTTGAACCAGCCAGCATAAACTACGCTTCACTTCAATTTCGCGCTGACACAGAATTTGGATTTACAGGAGCAATAAGTAATATTTCTGTAAAAAAATCTAATTACTTTATAGGAGGTAGCGTTGACAATTGGGCGTTCAGTGGTTTTGATTCGACTTTGCAAGATAGTATTATTTGGAACGAGCAATCTAACAGATTTACTTTTAACGTAACTGACGGAATAACTAACCCTGTTCAAGTAGAGCAATACTTAGGTGATTTAAAAGAAGATAAAACATACGCATTAAGAATAAAAAATTATCTTACAAACGGCTCTGTTCATGGCTATTACTTTAATGCAAATGACAAAGGCTTTAGATTTGGTATTTCAAGCACTGCAAGCAGCGAAAACTATAATGTTCAAAGAACATTAGAGATAGCTCCTAGTCATGGTGGTTTAGCAGAAAGACAAGCTAATGAGCTTCAAGAAACTTTAGTTATATATACTAAAAATCATGCTGTTGTTCAAGGAGATATAGACAATATAACTTTAGCTGTAACACCTTCGAGCAACATAAAAGACAAAACTATTAGCTACAGCGAAGACGTTAAAGGATGGGTTAGTTTTAAATCTTTTATTCCAGAAAGTGGTGTTAGTTTATCTAAGAATTATTTTACAATGCGACTAGGTACGTTGTACCAACATTACACAGGCCAAGAGTATAATAAGTTTTACAACAACAATTATAACTCAACAATAACGGCTGTTCTTAATCAATCTCCTTCTTCTGTAAAATCTTTTAATACTGTAAGTTACGAGGGTACTGATTCAAAAAAACTTGCATACGCTCAACACACGCTTGCCGACGGAACAATTATAAGCGATATAAATGCTAGTAACGCTACGGTTGGATTTCAAGATGTTGGTTGGCAAGCCACAAGCATATTGACGGATATTGAAACCGGTAGTATATCAGAGTTTATTAAAAAAGAAGGTAAATGGTTTAACTATATAAAAGGAGTTGAACCTATTAAAACAAGCTTTAGTAAAACCCACAACCAAATAGGAAGCTTAAGCTTTCAAGGACTAGGTGAAATACTAAGTGTAGATCTTGAATAAATAAAAACATGGAAAATAAAATAATAAACTCTTTAAACATTAGTAACACCGCTATAAACAAAAACGGTGAAAATAGATACTTTAGCGTATCAGGTGAAGCTGGCTCTAAATTTTCTTTAAGGATACAGCACACTAAAACTGGATCTGGTGCAGGAGAGTTTTTTTATAATTTTTTAGACAACAACTTTCCTTCAGCATCAACTCAATTTAATTCAGAAAGTGTTTTAAATATAGAAATGACATCTTCGGTTTACAATGGAACTATAGCTTTTCCATCTTCCGCTGGCACCTACACGTTTATGTTGATAGCTGAAGAAAATACTGAAATTTTTAACGGCGGAAAAGTAATTAGCAAACAAATTTCTCAAGGAGAAAGTGTTACAGTTACCGTAGCTACTGGAACTGAAAACACAAACACTTACGGTCAATCTGCTAGCCTTGGATCTACATCAGATCCTGCCGCAGCCAACGTAACGTCAGTAGGGCAAGCTGGAGGAGCGGCTAGCTCTACAGTGTCTAACACGTGGTCTGTTTTTAACAAAAAAAACGATGCTAATGGCTTTGGATTAATTGTTGACAATTCAAGAAAAATTACTGATAAATATTTTTATTACACAACTACGGAAACTGTTGATAGATCAAGCATTACTGAACAGACTGATACCGTAGATGGCGCAGTAAGCAGTAGCACTGCTGTTACTTTAGATACTAGTTATCTCACGACTGGCATACAGGTTGGTGACTACGTTTTTGGCACTGGCGTAACGTATGGAACAACTGTTGCGGCTGTAAACGTAGGTAGCAACGTTAAAGACATAACTTTATCGGCCGCTATGTCTATTAGTGACGGAGTAACTTTAACTTTTGTAACGCCTAGCAGTGAGGTTATAGTTGATGATTTAACAGATCTAGCAGTGGGTATGCAACTTTACTACTTAACTTCTACAACAAAGCCATCGACTACTACTATAATAAAAGGTATAAATACTGATACTAAAACTTTAACACTAAGCAGTGATCAAGCTTTTAGTGATGGATTAACAATGACTTTTAGAGCTTATGGGTTTTCTCTAATAAACTCTGTTTTAGGTACGCTGTTTGAGTCAAGTAACGTGTCTAGTTGGTACGCTAGAGCCGCCGATAAAGTACAAAGTCAACTTAGAGCGGCTGTTTCAAATACAAACGTAACTGTTACTACAACATACGGTATAGCTGGAGGAAGTTTAATAAATTTTGATGGAGCAAACGCGATCAATACTTCAACGAATAACGTTAATGTTGTGACGCCTGATCCAGACGGGTCAGATGGAGACGGGTTATTCACTTGCGATATTACTCAGGGTTTTGCCGGTAAAGAAAAGCTAGGCTTTTTTGCGGCAGATAAAAATACAGCACTATGTACACAGTGTGATATTTATTTCTCTTTAACAATAAAAAGATACCCAAGCGCAAACAAAACCATATATTTAGACTTAGATAAGTTTATAACACCAGGAACTTCTGGAGCATAATAACTATAATATGATAATAAATTTAAAATCACAAATGCAAAATACGTCACTACAAGTAGGTGATATAGCTTATTTTTCTACTAGTGTAGAAAACGTAGGTATAGGTCAAGTTGCTGGAGAGCCGCAAAAAATAGGCCCTATAATAAACATTGGTGTTAACGAAAATAATATTAGTTTTATAGAAGTAGAAGACGATGCAGTTGTTAACGTTCCTTCTGCAGACGATTTTTTAATGTTCTCTAAAGACGCTAGAATAAATACTAGTGGCTTAAAAGGTTACTTTGCTGATGTTACATTAATAAACGACTCTTCTAGTAAAGTGGAGTTGTTTGCAATAAGTTCTGATGTAA